AAGATTTATAACCATTTGGTTGTATATCAAACTGAGGTTAACTCTTTGGGTGTTCCCATAGGTTCAGAGACTCAAGTGGTGTTCCTGAATGAATTCTCTTGGCCTATGTACGATGAGGATGAGTTCTTTACCTCTAGTCCTACGTTGGCTGTCACAGTAGCCGCTAGTAAGATGTATAAGTACCGAGTTGCTATTGCATACGATGAAGCTAACGATGGTGGTGAGATGACTGAGCAAGTAATAACTGCATCTATTTTCAAAGAAGGTACCTCTATTTCCTTTGAATAATGAAGTTGCTATTGACAAGTTACAGAATCTCATGCTATAGTAGGACTATAACAATGGGTTTGATACTTATACGGAGTATAGCTAAACAGGAGTGAGTAACATGCTACATCTACTACATCATTCATTAATAACTACTTCTTTACTAGATAAAACAATATCTGTCTTAAAGAACAAAACAAATATGTTTGACTATATTGATGAAGATAAATACAGATTAAGAATATTAAATACAGAACTAGCTTTATGGATAACTAATAATACAGTTATCATTGGTAAGTTTGAAACAAAAGAAACAGGTTTAAGAACAGTATCACTTACAGTTGCTAATGTAACAGATGAGGATATAGATGATTTCCAAGCAGACTATACAGAATTAGAACAGGTTCTAAAGTCTATGGGAGTTGATAGAATAATTGTGGACGGAAGAAAAGG